CCCCCTACCCCCTCGCCCAGGTTAATTAGTGATTTTTGCTTATTGACGATTTGCAAGCTCCTGGCGCTGCAACGTTATAACATAACATGTCCGACCGCCGCAGTCGGGATTGCCCGCGCCCCTAACCATTAGCGGGCCGGAATGAAGGTTCCTGTTCTTTCTTCGTTCTCTTTGCTGGGCGAGCCATGCGTTTTCTGCATGGCTGGCGAGGAGCTATGCGTTAGGCAGATAGGTCCGAATCGGACCCAATCCAAACCCTTTGTCATAAATTCCGTTTACAATCCCCGCCCCTGTGGTAACAGGCTACCTCACAACAATCTTGCGCCAAATCCCCTCCTCACGCAACAATATTACTTAACCAAATTTAATCGAAAGAGGCTTGCAAGCCCTTCCCTTTGATGCTCTATTGTGTCTCAGGCAATCACGCCACACCGAAAGGAAAGCGCCATGCACTACCACATCACCTTAAAATCACGGAACGTCAAAACCGGGCCGATCCCCGTCACCACGACAAGCGCCACCACATGCCCGCCATCCTGCCCGCTATCGTCGCAGGGCTGCTATGCCAAGGGCGGGCCCCTCGCCATCCATTGGCGCAAAGTAACGGAGGGCAAGGCGGGCGGCTCCCTCGCTGCCCTATGCGATACCATTGCAGCCCTGCCTGAGGGTACCCTCTGGCGCCACAACCAAGCCGGAGATTTGCCGGGCGACGGCGATACCATAAACCGTCAAGCTATGTGCGCGCTCATAGAAGCCAACATCGGGCGCCGTGGTTTCACCTATACCCACAAGCCACCCGCCCATGCCGATAACGCCACCCTCATAGCCTACGCCAACAACATGGGCTTTACCGTCAACCTCTCCGCCAATACCCTAGCCCATGCCGATCAATTGGCAGCGCTTGGCATTGGACCCGTCGTCGTCGTTCAGGACGCAATCGAAGGCACCCGCGCCGATACTGTCACGCCAGAGGGTCGCAAGATCGCGACATGCCCTGCCACATACCGCGACGACGTAACGTGCAAGACATGCGGCCTATGCGCCGTCCGGGATCGTAAAGTAATTGTCGGCTTCCCTGCCCATGGCGCAGCCAAGCGCGCCGCCGCCGCTATCGCGAAAGGTTAAGCCCATGTCCGAGGTAATCCGAAACACGCGCCTAGCGGCGCGTCACCTTGCCACCGCGCAGCGCCATGCCCATGCCTTGCGCGACGCTATCCGATATGGTGACAAGCGCGCCATCGAAAAGCTAACCAAGCTTCGCGACCTAGCCTATGCCCGCCACGCAATTGCGCGCGGCAAAACCACCTACCCATGGGAGCAATGATCATGCACAAGTATAACGTCGAATATACCGATACGTTTGGAGGTGAGGCAAACTATTGTTGGGTTAAGCGCGCGTCTATCGACGTGCCGGGGTGGACAGCCTTCAAGGATTGGGATGGCAACGGTCGCCGCGAACCCAAAGCCTATCAGCGAACCGTGATACGCCGGGCCAAAGCCGCGCTTGGCTTGTCAGGCCTGAGAGGGCGAACCCTAAGCATAGGTGACAGTTACGAATTCCGCCCTTATGGTATGGCCTGCGTGCTATACGTCACCTACGCAGAAACCTGAACCCTTAACAAATGTAAAGGAATCCTGAGCATGTTACTGCCAGAGGGCATGACCAAGGCGGACGCAAGCGCAATCCTGCACGAGTATATGCAGCGCAGCGCCCTGCCGCCCAACCCAGACGACCTGCTGCGTATCGTGACGTGGCTCATCTATAAGGCCAGCATCGACGTGCATGCAGCAAATAAAATTAAATGGCATGCGACAAACCCCTTGAAACGAACCCGCGCCACTGCTATATAGGTCGGGCAACAAGGCGTGGCAGCAATGCTTCGCTGGACTAAAGTAGGTTGTCTCCAGGTATTGCATGACAGGGAAAGGCCGTTCTCCACTACGGGGGCGGCCTTCTCTTTTGCCGGGCGCAATCCTTTACAAATGCTAAATACTTGGCGCGCCGTGACAAGATGGTGAGTGACGTTCGTAAACCATCACCGGCCAAGCCCCTGAAATCACAGAGCAATCCTGCCTTGGTGAGAAAGGTGAGCGCTTCGCAGCCTTCCTTTATATATTATATACACCCTCTCTTTTTCTAAAAGGGTATGCTCACCTTCCTCACCTCCTCACCTTTGCCGCTAAGCCCTTGATCCGCAACACTTCCTTGGTGAGGGTTGCATAGTGATTGTCGGATGTAAACTATTATGACGGAGGAGGAACCCGGCAGAGGAACCCTATTTTAAAACACTCCCGCCCCAAATACAAGCCCTTCGCTCTCCTCACATCTAGCTTTAACTGCCCTTTGTAAACTATTTATTTTCAATACTTATCATAAATTAAGTTGACCGCCCTCGCTCCCTGTCCTACAACACTCTTGTCAACAAGACGGAACCTGACCATGACATTTCATGAAGCCTGCCGCTCTATCGTTGCCCACCAGGGCGTTCACTCTGTCCGCTACGCTATTGGCTACGCCAAGCATGACATGGGCGTCACCGACCCCCACGAGATGAAGGTGCAAGCCCTCTACATCCTGAACAACATCACCCATTGGCGCGGCGACATTGCCAAGCGGGTCCGCGAATCCCTCAAAGCAATATCGAAAGGAGCCTAACCTATGGACTTCGAACCCATCGAAGACATCGACGGTGACTTCCTCCACCTAGGTTATCGTGGCGCATCCACCTACTTTGATCCGCGATACCTTAACACTATCTCAATCGAGATCGAGATGGTATCTTGCGACAACGCACCTTGCCTTTACTTCAACGCTGACCGGCTTCGTGACCTAGCCAAGAAGCTAACCGAAGCTGCCGACTTCCTCGAAACCCAAGGAGCCTAACCCATGACCGAAGAAAATTTTATGTGGACCATGCGAATCTGCGTGGTTGCCCTGACCGTCGCCCTTATCGGTGCTGTCATCGTGACCACCGCCCTTACAATCATCGACTATGTAGGAGCCTGACAATGCTTCAGCAATCTTCGCCCTTGGTTGGCTATGAGCTAACTACAATCACGCCGCTTCGTTCGAAGCTCCTTCACCTCATGCTGACAATAGAGGTAGGGCAGGCAATCTTTTATCGGGTGCCGAAGAACACTGAGAAGCGCCTATATAGTTACATGCAAGAAGCAACAAACATATGGGGGCGTCTCAAGAAACTAAACCCTGGCAAGAAGATCATCTTCCGCCATGTTCTGGGGGAACCCAACATCATCTATATGAAGCGAGTCTACTAATGGATCAGCGCCCCTTCTACTGGTTGCCTCGCTTAAAGCGGGGCGCCCTCGGCTGGCTCTACCTGCGGTGGGGCCGCAAGTTATGGAGAATCCTCTAATGAAGAAGCGTCCGCACCGTTCCCCAGCCCATAAGCTGGACCCAATCCTGCCTCTCAAGGGGCAGATCATGAACCTGTTAGATGACATGTCACGGGACTACGCCGAACTGTCACAGTCCGGCACCCCGTTGGCGCACCGTCTAGCTCTGGCCCGCTACTCCGCCGAAGCCAAAGGTATTCTGCAAGTTATCCAAGCAAGCGAAGCATACCCAATCAAGGAGGACATTCTCTGATGGACACTATCCGAGGCGAACCCACATGGGTCAACTGGTGCAAGTCAACATGGGCAATCGAGGAGGCGATGGATGACGCCGCCACCGTAGGTGCCATGATCAACGACGACTTGCAGCACCTCATCGACGACTTGCCCGGCACCGTAGACACATGGGCCAAATACTATGAGTCCATTGCCGAACTAGAAACATTCCACCATGACATCCTCGCCCTGGTAGAACGCGCCCGCTCCATAGGCCTCCTCAAAAAGGTAAGCCTTCCTGTCCTATCCACCCCCGCCGAATAGGTATCCCTATGTATACGAAGCGTTTCCGTAACCATGAAATCTCCTTCCGTCACGACGGCCTGTTCAACGTATGGCGCTACAGCTATTGGCCTGACGCCTACCTCGACGCCGACCCGGAAGCAAATGCCCGCTACCTCAAGGGCACAGGCGGGTGGCGCGTATCGGGCTGGCAGATTGTGCATGTCGCCGACACTGCGCGCGATGCCCACAACTGGATATACAACAACGTGCCCCATGTACCCTGACACTCCAGAGGAAGTGGCCCCGCCCTACATCCCCTCCGAGCAGCCCGTGTTCGATGTCACCTTCGACTCTTATGCATGGAGCCTGCCCACCGAAGACGTTGACGAACCTACCCCTTCCACCCCAGAATAGGGAGCGGCTTCGGCCCTCCCCATTCCACGACCCCAACCGGAGATACGGACATGACCAATGAGACTGATACACCTGATGTTGTTCTTGGCGTTGCTACTTCTCCTTTAGAAACCCTGACCCGCGCCCAGGTCTTTGCTCGCGACCCCGAGCAACTGACCCATGCCCACTTGCAACAGGCCCTAGAAGAGATACGCAAGATCAACGAACGCAATCGCAAAGCCCGCGCCGATAGCGCTGCCGTCGCTGAGACTGCAACCAAGATCAAGAAGGCGAACGCCGCCAACCGCAAGAAGAAACCCGCTGTCGTCGTCGCCGCTGACATACTGGACACCAAGCTATGATCATCACCAACAAATACAATGTCTCGGAGACTTTGGTTAGGGCTGTCAAGAATGATCTCTATACCAAGGGTGATGCCAACATCTCTGTCACGGGTTTGCTTTCTCCACCACAAGCCCGTTACCTAGAGGAGAAACACTACGATGAAATTGAAGTAGACGTAACGGATAGACTGGCCGCACTAGATGGGCAAGCCATGCACTACGTTCTTGAACGCGCCTCTGAGGGACAGCCTAATCTTCTCACTGAAAAGATTATCTACACCCATTACCTAGGGTGGAAGATCAAGGGGCAGTTCGATTCCGTCACCATCAGTGAAGGGCTTCTCGAAGACTTGAAGAACTGTTCGCCCGGTAAAGTTTCTGCTGGCAAGATACCCGAGGAGTGGGTGCAACAGACCAACATCTACAAGCGCATGCTCCAAAAGGAGAAGGGCCTCGTCATTAATCGCATCAAGGTTACTGCCATCATCAAAGGTTTCAATTGGCAACTAGCAGAAACCAAAGTTGGCTACCCTCATGCGCCGAGCATCAGCCTAGACATTCCCGTCTGGGACGACGATACCATCGACGCCTTTATCGAGGAGCGCGTTCGCCTGCACCAAGCACCAGAACCCCAGCCCTGTTCTGAGAAGGACATATGGGCACGCTCCGCTAGTTGGGCGGTTATAAAGCGCGGCAACATCCGTGCCCTTCGCGTCTATGATAATCCCGACGAAGCAGCACAGCTTGCCAGCACTAACTCCGCCCTGTATGTAGAGCATAGGCCCGGTGTTGCAGTCCGCTGTTCACGCTGGTGCCATGCCGCCCCCTTCTGTCCACAGTGGGCAGTCGATCCCCGCAACAAATCAATCCCATCCATAACAGAGGAACTATTCAATGCCTAAGCTCTCTGATTCCAAGCCGTCGCCGCGCATCCTCATCTGCGGTGAACCCGCCAGCGGCAAGACGGGCGCCCTTGCCCAACTCGCTAACGCTGGCTACCGCCTGATGATCCACGACTTCGACCAGAATAGCCGCGTCATCAACTCCTACCTGACAGACAAGGCCGCCGACGTTTACATCAACACCTACGCCGCAGCCAAGATCACCGGCACCAACCTCTTCGCCGGTACCTCAAACGCAGGCAAGCAGGCACTCGACGAACTGCGCCGCTTCACCAAGATGCTCGAACACTGGAAGGTAGTGGGCGGCGAAGACCTCGGACCCTGCACTTCATGGACAGCAAAGGACGTAGTCGTCATTGACAGCGGCACCTTCCTCGGTGAACTGTTATTGCTCGCCGCCCAGGAGGACCCGGAAACCAAGCGGGATATGCGCTCCCTCTATAACGTGGCTGGCAAATACTACGGCGCCATCCTCGACCACCTGACCGGCAACAAGATGGGCGCCACCGTCATCGTGCTGACGCACCTCATGCAGACCGGCGACAAGGACGACCAGGGCAAGATCGTGGGCAAGGCCCGTGACATTCCCGTCGCAGTGGGCGAGAAGTTTTCCAAGAAGATGCAGACGTACTTCTCTGACATCTGGCATCTCGAAGTGGACCGGGCAGGCAAGCGCAACTTCAAGACGGCAGCCACCGACAAGGCCTCGCTCCGCACCAGCGTGCCCCTTCTCATCAAGTCGGTCGAAGAATACGACCTCGCTTCCATCCTTGATCGCCTTACCCAAGGAGCCTGACCATGCCAATCAGCAAAGCCATAACCACAACTAAATATATAGAACGCCCGAAGGATGGGCGGTTCGGACTCACGCTCTTGCAGGCCAGCGTAATAGACCGTAACTGTTATGCCGCTGCGCTTGCACGGAAGAGCCGTGAGATGAAGGAATTTCTTGCGACCTTACACAACAAGTCCGTCGCAAAATAAATTTCTGGGCATGCTTGACAGGGCGGTAGCCCAGATGTATATACCGTCCTGTTCCTTAGTGAACACAACCCTCATGGAGAACCCAGCCAATGGCTGACTTATTTGACACGATCATCGAAGCCACCACTGCCGACCGTCCCGCCTTCCGTCAGGCGCCCATCGGTGACTACCTCGCGGTGGTCCAGTCCGTGAAGCCGGTCAAGGCCAATTCCGGTACGCAAGGTATCGAACTGACCTTCACCCTGGTTGAAGCGATGCACGATAACGACATGACCGGCGTCGACCTTGGTAAGTGCCGCCTGCGTGATACGCAGTGGATCACTGACAAGACTATGCCGTATGTGCAAGAACGCCTCACCCGTATCGCCCCGGAAGTCAAGTCGCAAACACTGCGCGACGCACTCGACATTCTGCCGGGTAACGAAGTTGTCCTGTCCATCTCTCATGAGACGGAGCGTCGGGACGGCACGCCACTCAACACACCACAACTGAAAGTGGACCGTTACTATTCCGTTGAGTGGTACACTACCAATAAGCGCGCCGCATAAGAGCCGCTGGTAGTGCAACAGGGGGAGTAGGCTCAGGCTTGCTCCCCCTTTCTTATGGAGCTATCATGATCATCGACGCACACGCTACCGACACCACCCCCTCATACGAGGTGCGGCGCCGTGCCCTCGAAGCCCTTGCCTCCACAGGAGAACCCATGTCCGAAGTAACCTACGACGCCCTTCAGAAGCGTCTCGCTGCACTCGAAGCTGAGAACGCTAAACTAAAAGAGGCAAGCGACCTTACAAGTCTACGCCGTCAGTGGTCATTCATCATTGATGGAGAGGGCGGGAACTGCCCTTGTTGTGATCGCTGGGGTAAGATATACGCCCACCGTATTAGCGGTTCTATGGCAGCCACACTATGCTGGCTGTGCGACCGATCCCCCAATGAAGAATGGGTCAACATGCCTGAAGATGCACCTCGATGGGGACTTCGTGGCTACCAGTTTCCTACCCTCGAAAAGTGGGGCTTGCTTGAGCGCAACTACCTCACCAAAAAAGAAATGGACGAGAACGACATCAAGAACAGCGGCTTCTGGAGACCTACTGAAAGAGGACGGGCCTTCGCAAAAGGTCTGATCACAGTTCCGAAGATAGCTTTCTTGTACAACAATACCTTGGTGCGCTACAGTGACGAGCAAGTCTCCATCGAAGACTGCCTCGGCAAGAAGTTCAGTTACCTTGCCACCATGCGTATCGAAACTTCCGTCAACTCCGACGAAGAGGAATCCAATTGGTCAAGCTAATCAATGGTTGGTGGTACCTAGTTGGGGTGGGTAGCTTTCATGGCTACCCATTCCCGACCCGTGCCGATGCAGCCGAAGCCCTTCGCCACCTAGAGGAGCAAACCCCATGATGGGTTTTAGAGACATGACCTTCTGCCCCTTCAACGCAGACTGCAAGAAGTCCAGCACTTGCCCCCGTGCCCTGACGCCAGCCATCCATGACGCTGCTGCCAAGTGGTGGGGTAAACCCGGCGCACCCATCTCAGTCTACACCACCATCCCCACCTGCCACGAACCTCAAGGAGAACCCGCATGACCGACATCGTGGACCGACTGCGAGATATGTTCTTTCGGTTTGGGAAGGAAAGCCCAGACGATGCCGCCAACAGGCGGATACAAACCGCAAAGGACGCCGCCGACGAAATCGAAAAGCTGCGGGCAGCGTTGCGATCCGTAATGGTGGGAGGCAACCATCTGGCTTGCGTCATCGGTCCTAACCACCTGCTGCACACCGCTTCATACGAAGACGCGCTGAAACATTACGGTCCAGGCGATATCTATGATGTGTGGTGTTGCTGGAAAAATATCATGGAAGCCCGCGCGAAGCTGGGAGAAAAGGAATGATCTTTGAACGAGACTTTGCCACCGGCCAGCCAATCCCCATGAGTATTGGGCGCATAAGGGTAGGCGAAGGGGTGGCCCGAATTGTCATGGCAGTAGACGGGAAAATCCATCTGCTGATCCCCGAAAGCCAGCGGGCCTATGTGTGCTTCTATGAGGCTGACCATCTAGGCCACCCTCCCAAAGACGTCAAACTGGAACCAGGAGAAAAGGAATGAAGTTCGCTATGCAAGTAGCGGCAGCGTTTATGGCCCCACTGATTATGATCTGCTGGGTATATGCGCTGGCCAGAATGGCAATGCATCTATGGGAATTGACACATACACTTGCATTTTTCGCCGCCGCAGTAGTGACGATAATGCAAATACTATTTGTGTTTGCTGCGGATGCAGCCGGTCTTATCAACGAAGAACCGGGAGAAAAGGAATGAGCTATACGGAGGCACTGTCCGATATGCTGACGGCAGCCATGCTAGGCGGGGCGCTCTACGCTACCACCGCCATTGCTGCCCCGGCTCCCGTACAAGTGACCGGCTACACCCAACAGCACGCACACTGTATAGCCCGCGCCATCTACCATGAGGCCCGGTCGCAATCACCAGCGGGGCAGATCGCTGTCGCCCAGGTAGTCCTGAACAGGGCTGCATCGGGGCGCTTCCCATCTGACCCCTGTGATGTTATATACCAACGAGTAGGAGGGCGGTGTCAGTTCTCATGGGCTTGCACCCCCCTCCGCAACCAACATCCGAAGGATCAAGAAGCCTATGGCAAAGCGTTCCAAATCGCCCAAGCAAGTATTGGCGGGTTGCCCGACCTCACCGGAGGCGCCACTTACTTTCACGATACAACCATCAATGGCTGGCGACACCTCCGCCCCGTCGCCCGCATCGACAAGCACATCTTCTACCGGGAACCCTAAGACCGGCGTCTACCTCAAACTAGAAGGCACCATGCGCGAACGAGTAGCCATCAGTATTCTGCGCGACGTGGGCGACACCGCAATCTGGTGTATGCGTGAAGCACACCACGACCTCGCAGAAGGCAAGGGCTATCATCACTGGTCTGACATTGAAAGCAACATGGAAACCCTGACGGCTGTCAACGTCCTGCTTGCATACTTCGGTGCCGAAGAACTCGACCTCGCCACCCACGTAACGGAGATACCCACCTGATGTGCCGCAACACAGTGCCTTCAGCGAAACCGACTCCACCCCCTCCACCCAAAGACCCACGTCAGATGGAGCTTCCCTTTGAAGATCGCCCTAGTAATTGATTGGCCCGCGGTCGATGCGGCTCAGGGTCAGATGCTCTCGGAGTGGGAGCAGCAAGTAACCAAGGAACTGATGCAGGCTTCAGGCTTCCAGCCCACCAGCATCCACGTTGCCCACCGTGCCTACACTGCCAAGTGGCCCACGCTATTCGTCAGTGGTAAGCCCGGCACCCAGCTTACGCAACTAGCACAGGCCGACTTCGAGAAGCTGCACGCCGCCTTGGCTGGCTATGACATTGCCCTAACAATGGGGCACCACGCTATGTTCTGCCTCACTGGCGAGACAAAGCTCGACACCTACCGGGGCACCCACATCGACAGTCCCTATGTGCCCGGCCTGCAAGTGGTGCCCACCTATTCGCCTTACATCTTCGCTCGCATGGCATGGAACGAACGGCCCGTCGTGGTATCTGCCATGCGAAAGGCGCTACGCCGCTACGAGGACCGGCCGCGCACCATCCACTTACCTGAGAACGTGGCCGACCTATACGCCTTCACTACCCAGTATGTGGGTGACGAGATTGTGTTCGACGTGGAGACTAACAAGGACTGCCGCATCACGGAGTTCTCGCTGGCCACGTCGTCGGATCGCTGCCTCTATGTGCAATTGGAGGACCGTGCCTACAAATCCGTCTGGTCAGAGAAGGACGAGGCCGACATCTGGATGTGGCTTTGGTTCTTGGCTCAGCGCCCCGACCTATCATGGGGATTCCACAATGCCACTTACGACTTGACATACCTCGATGCTTATGGCATAAGACCTAAAGGCCATATCTTCGACACGATGCTTCGGCACCACGCATGGCAACCAGAATGGGAGAAGTCGCTAGGCTTTCTAGCTTCGATGCACATTCCGACAAGGGCGTGGAAGCACCTGCGAACTAAGGCCAAGAAGGACTTTAACAAGGCAGGCTCCATTGACTAGGTTAGTACACTACGAATGAATGATGATGATGCAGCGTCGCGCCGACTATGGGCAAGCGTAATTATCCAGGCTCTGATAGATGCAACATCAGAACCAAAGACTCCAACTGCGACGGTGCATAAGAGGCAGGCCCAAGCTTGGCTAACCGCTGAGTTTGGGACTACCGCTCAGAACTTCGACGAAGTATGCTTGGCTGCCGACCTTGAGCCGAGCCGCGTCAGAACATTCGTCAAGAAATACAACGGACCCCCGTTGACCCTCCACATCTTATCTCGTATGCGAGACACCTTCCTCAGAGGAGATTCCCTTGAAAGTACTGACGGACCTGAACCCGACTCCTGAAACGCAGGAGATCGTATACAACAGGCTACTTGCATTTATAATCTAAGCCTGTTATAATGGTGCCTTCCATTAGGAGGACATCATGCCCATACAAATCCCGCTTACCAATAGTGACAAATTTGCAACAGTAGACGAAGCCGATTATGATTTAGTCAAAGGCTATACATGGTGGGAACACTTCCCGGAACAATCAGATCGTCTTAGTTATGCGTATGGCGTTATGCTACCTAGAAAAAGGACAGGTGAAAAAGTAATTAAGATGCACCGTCTTGTAATGGGCGAAACAGAAAAGACTAAATTGATAGACCATATAGATGGCAACGGTCTTAATAACCGTAGAAATAATTTAGAATATATAACGACTGCTCAAAATATACAGAAAGCGGACTTCGATCCAGCCCGGAATAAACGCAAACGACACAGTAAATTTAGGGGAGTTAGCTATCTTGAATGGTACGGAAAGTACTTAGCTTATGTAAATTGCAATGGCAAAAGAGAATACCTCGGATACTTTACTACAGCAGAGGAAGCTGCTAGGGTTCGTGACGCACGAGCAAAACAACTCCATGGAAAATATGCGAGGTTAAATTATGAAGATACTGCAGATGAAGGGCTTAGAGATAACGACTGAAAATCAGGAGATTATCTATAACGCCAGCGACACGATGCAGACAATGGCCCTCAAAGAAGTATACGATGAGGGTCTTTTGCCGTCTTGGGCCAAGCACACCTACCGCTACAGCGAACTGATGCTAGGCCCGATCATGACCATGATGCGGCGTGGCGTCCAGATCGACACTG